CATAAGCTATTTTCTGAGCAAGAGAAGCATTTACACTGCACCCTGTATTAATAGCTGTTTGTAGTCTAACTTGCCTATCAAGCAGTTCTGTCCTTTTTGAGACAAGTTCATCCAGTAGTTGCTGAGATGCAAGTTCACTCTCTGTTCCTCTAGCAACACTAGCGTATGCCTCTGCCTCTTGTATTTTAGTTTCGAGGGACTTTTGTTCAAGTTCAACCATCTTAAGTTTATCACTTAGACTTGCCTTCTCATATTGAGATGCTTTTATTTGTTCTTGAATCTGTCTCTTTTTTATTTCTAACTGCTCGTACTGCCTTGCAGTATACTCTGACATTTGACGATTTATCTCTCTTTGCTTAAGAGCTTCATCTTCCATGCCCTTTAATTTTTGATTAAGATAATTTTTATGGTTTCTTATTTTATTGGCGGTCTCTTGCTCCAATAGTGAATTAACATCATTAGGATGACCATTATTATTTGCTCTTATTGGCATTAAAGAAACCTCCTTGCTATGCTATTAACTATCTCCTATTCTTCTGTTTTTCTGCCTCAATCATCTGTTGTTGTCTCTCTAAATCCTCAACAATAAACTGAAGCAAGTAAGCACGTTCACTAGGCGTTATATTTAACGTATCATCATATCCAGTATTTATATTCTTTGATATTAAATAACGCTCGTGAACAATTTGTTTGTATCGCTCCGTGGCATAAGGCTTACCATCAGATGTCAAGAGCGGGTCGAAAAAATTCATTTGTTGCTTTGAATGAAGTCAAGAAATTTAATGTGCATGTAGGGCAATCAACTTCAATATTAGTCTCCACACCAACGCAGGAATTTAGAGCATCCGAATGCTGAAGAATTGCATTTGTGTCTGCCATAGGTAAATTCTTAACCCACTCACGAAGATTTATGATATCAGGCTTTTTACCATCTACTGTATCAATAATCTTTTCCATTGTGATTATCATTGTTGGGTCAATAGAACTTCCTGTATTTCTTTTTCTGTACTCCTTGACCTCTGTTGCAATCTCATCAAGTGTTCTAGGTGTTTGCATATGGATTGTAACTTTCTTTTTCAACTGAGGAAGTACAAATGTAGACAGTCTATCTAAATCTTCATCATTGTATTCTTTAATCTCAAGAGAATCTAAATCTACCTCTACAGTTGTTGGTGTACCACAATAAGGACATGTTGTTGTCATCTTGTACACCTTACCATAAGTAACACTTCTTAACTTGTGTAATAAAAATAGGTAGTCACCTAGACACATATCATATGATGAAATGCCTAGTTCACTAACAATGCAATCATCAATGATATCGCACATGTTCTTATATGGAAGTTCTGATGGTGCAAGTCTCCTCATTTCTTCCATAGTAGTCATGCTACGAATCTTAACGTCCGGTGCTACCTGACTCGAATATACCCTACCCTTAGATGGGAGAGTGTAAGTCTCAGCGATTGTGTAATTTTGCATTTAATTGAACCTCTTTATCTATAAGTATAATATATAAAAAATATTTACATCTGTGTAAATATTGAATCAGTTAGTTATCGCTAAAAAATTTATACCCATACATGGGTGGATTTAACCACCCATGTATGAGATTATTTGAGATTCTTGTCTTCTTATAACAAGCGATTAGTCTTCTTCATCCTGTGTTGTGGGTTCTGCATCAGAAATCAAATCATCGAATGACATCTGCTTAGGTACATTGCTTGAAGCAAATCTAATACCTTGTCATTCCCCTTCTTAAACTGATTCTTAGTAGCTGCCCACTTATTTGTACTGCTAATTGTTCTCTTGTCTGTTTTAAGTCTTTGTTTACCGTTATCAAACAGGTCAAGTTGAACATCTTTGTTATATTCATTCTCATAGATAGCAGGATAGATTATATCTGCATATAATCTTTGTTGATGCTTTTCCATGTAATTAACATAGTTATTAATTACACTTGCAACTTTCTGCAACCATGAGTTATTGTTTAATACAAGCATTATATGCTTACATCCATAACCCTTATCATCTTTTGGGTTGGTTATGTCTGGAGCCTTACTTAACATTAAATAATTTATTGTTTTTGTGCCATCATCATTAAATGTTGTAGTTCTGTTTAACTCACGCTTGTCGGCACTCAACATGTCTTTTTTATTTGCGTAATAACCATACCTATACTTAAAGTCTGGGCATGTACAATATATCTTTACATCTTCCCCATCAAACGCTCTCTTCAACGCCCTCAGAACGCTACGTAAGTTAAACTCTCCATTATTACGAACTTCTTTGTGCAGTTCTTCCAAGAAACCTATGAAGCTAATTTTAACAGTATAAGTATTTGTTTCTCCAGTAACCTTTATCTTTACGTTCAGTATGTCATCCTTAAATAAGGAGTTCATATCTATTTTGTTATATTCTTGTACCGAATTAGAAAATTTTGAGCGTACTCTTCTCTCGAACCTATTTTTACCTTTAGATGTGTCTCGATATGTGGCAGATGGTTTTCTAGCATCTCTTGTTATTTGACTCCTAGATACCTCAAGTAGTAACTCTTTTTCCATAGACACCTCTATTCGAATCTACTTATAAATTGACCTCTGCTTAATGATTCAAGGGTTAATTTTTTTGACATTGACTTAGATAGAGCATCTTTTAATTCTTTTAATCTTCCTTGACCTCTAAGTTCCTTAAAAATTTGATTCCCCTTACCATACTCACCATCTACGGCAATTGAATTTGTTCTCATGAGATACATAAGATTGATAATATTCTGTATCTCATCAAAGTCCTTGCTTGCAAGAACTTCATCAATCTTTTCATTCCACTTTTCAAGTTCTTTTTCAGTGTTATGCTTTGTTATTGATTTTATTGGCTTAGGTTCCTTTATCCAAGTGTTATCACAAACAGAAAAAATTCCATTTGATGTTATTCCAGACTTTATATCTTGAATATACATCTCAATCTCTATTCCGTGTATTGTTATATCAAACTCTTTATTGAACTGAGATTTCTTCATATCATACAACGCTTTAAGTATTTCTGTATTCTCAGTTACTTGCTCAAAGTTTGCTATAATATGAACATCTAAGTCAGACTTGTCATTGTAGTTATATGAAGCATTGCTACCAACTAATTGGACATCTACAATTACAATAGGTGCATCAAGATATTCCTCAAAAGCAGATACAATCTCAACAATCTTTTCTCTTACTTCTGGAAGTAATGTGTTTGTATCAACATCCCAAATTTTAGGATTGAGTGTTTCATTTACAACAAAACTTTCTCTTAATTTTCTCATTATTACCTCCAAGTACTGTAATATTTAATTATATATCTATATCTCTATTATGTAAATAGGAATATAGATATATAAGGGAGATTTCTCCCCCTTATATTATACATCAAAAAATTAAATCTCTTCAGACGTATCAATCTCTGCTCTATCATATTCGATAGTCATAGTAATTAACTGTTTGTCATTGCTATCAGAGTTATACGCATCTTCAGAAAGACCACTCACCCAGCATCCACGAAGTCTCCACTTACGGATTAACTGGAAGTCAGGAGAGTATTCCATTAAGTAGCAGTCCTTCTTGTAGTCGCTTGCCAAACCAACCTTTTCTGTCTGAACATTATAGGATAGGTTCTGCCAAGCCATGAGAACTGCTTTCGTGTCAGCACCAATAAAGTCATTTACTGTAACAGTGCCAGCACTGAATGTAGGAACTCCTGCATACTTTAATGTACTGTTGCCTCTGCGGACTTCAATAGTGCTCTGTGTAAAATGCGGAATTGGTGCAGAAGTTACAGATAATCTAATAATTTCTTGAGCATTCGGAATACGAGCGTTAGACTCAACTCCAGAAAATCCTGCCTTTAAGATATTGTCGATACCAGTTACAATAAACTCGAAGTTATTCTTTCTCTGTACTTCGTATAACTGCGGATTATCAGCAAGATGGTATGTACCATGTGATATCGTGCTTTGTTCTGCAATGGTACTAGGATTAATAATTAAATTTGCCATTTATATTACTCTCCTTCTTCTACTGTGATTGTATCATCATCTGTTAAGACAATACCAATCTCAAACTTTTCAACAGGATAAATCGGATATAATCTAATCACTGCATTTAGTTTAGTCTTATCTGTAGTCGGAACCTTAACAATCTTATATCCAGATACACCATATCCAGAAACCATTTGGTCTAGTAACGGTGTCATCATGGACTTGAAATTTACCCATAGCACATCACTGTTCTGTTCGAACATTAAACTCTGGGCAGCTAAGAATGCTTGTTTCTTTACATCGGAAACTAGATTTCTTAAGTTAAGGAAACTTGTTGCAAATCCCATTCTCGATACGGAACGTACTTGTAATGTTCTATTTCCCCAGATGCATAAACCATAAGGTCTGATATTTGTGATTGCATTAAGACTGACACCAAGGTCATTTTGATAAGATTCAGCGATATTGTTTGTCAGCACTTTATCTGTGTGCAGATACTTAAGACCAGGTACAAGACCTCTGGATGCACCTGCGATTGCAAGCCAGTTTGCATTAGTCTTAATGGACTTAGCTAAAGATGCTAAGTAAGCAAACGAGCCAGGCATCTCAGCTTCAGATGTCATTCCACCATAGTTCTGAGATGTAGAATAGCATCCCCAAGGTGTGAACATTGTTGCGAATGTATCTTGGTCAT